AATATTGTTAGTGTATTACCGCTGTGTACGTCAATATTGCCCAAGATATCAGTATCGGTTGCCCAAATGGCTTTCGTGTCTATTTTACCGCTAAAACCAAAGTCTCGAATACCATTGTCGGAAAATGAGTTTCCATTAATTGAGGGATATTGGTCGCCATCACCGCTACCTACCTGCAGCCGTAATCCATAACCCTTGTTGTCGCTTAGTCTGTTATCGGTGATAATTGATTTAAACCATGTATCTCCCCCGACGATAACATTCAGTCCATTCCCTCCAGCTCTCTTGAGTTCACTATTTTTAATGACGAGACGGCTGAACGCACTACTGAATATGCCATCGCCCTCAATATCCTGGATCACAGAATGATCCAAATAAAGTTGACTTCCTTCTATATCGATGCCATGTGAAAATTGCCAATCGAAGACATTCGCAATCTTGCGTACTGAACAATGACTCATAAATAATTGTGCACCATCTTTAGCTTGAATTGCCCACATATTTCTATAGCCAATCTCGCATCCCGCGGCCTCAATGACACAATACTTCAGGGTATCAATACTGCCGCCACCGATAAACTCCAACGCCCCCCACTGCCCGCCATTCTTGATTATCTCTTCGCTAGTAAAGTGGATGCTGTCCGATGGGGTTCCCACTGCTTTAAGATTTCCTCTAAACTGCAACGTTTTATTACTATTCAGAATACGTACTATTGTCCCTGGCGCAATTGTTAAAGTACAACCGCCATTTACTAATACATTATTGAATATATCCGTATCATGTTCCCAACTCGTACTTGTATCGACTTTACCAGCAAATGCAAAATTGGAGATTCCATTATTATAACAGACATTTCCGGACATTGAAGGGTATCTATCGCCCTCCTGGCCACCCGTCTCGAGTCTGACCCCGTACTCTCCATTGTCATGAATTTCGTTTTCTGAAATAGTTGATAAAAACCAGGTACTGTCCCATATCCTTAGATCCAATCCGTCTCCACCAGTACGGTAGATCTTACTATGGCGAATATGCCCTTGCCAGTGCTGACTATTGATACCATCTCCTTCAACATCATGTATTGAAACATGATCAAGAAAAACCTTAGTGTCATTTGCAGCTACGATGCCGTGCGACAGGTAACCCGATGCATTCGCTATTTTACGCACCACGCTGTTGCTCATCACCAACTCAACCCCTGGATTGACCATAATTCCCCAACGATTATCACTGATATCTCCTCCATTGGCCTCTATCACGCAGTACTGTAACGTATCACAGTTCATGCCATTAAAATGGAGACTTCCCCATTGCCCCCCCGCCTTAGATGCATTTTGGCTGGTAAACACAATGCTGTCAGCGGTTGTACCCACGGCCTTTAGCTTGCCGTTTATGTTAAATACTACATTCCCAGCGAAATAAACCCGGACCCCCGGCTCTATAATCAACATTTTCCCAGAGGGAACATTGATGTGGCCGTTTATCTCATAAGTATTTCCAGTAGTCCAGGTACCTTCGACCTCTCCACCTGTGATAACAATGTTATCCGCACGAAGGCTGGAAAAGTACAGGAGCCCGAGGAGGGGAAGTAAAGTATTGGCTAGCTTATTCATGGCTTGTCCCCAAGAAGAGAATCAATTCGTTTTATTAGGTTAACAGAAGATTTAACGCTTATCAAGTGTGCTGGTGTATGCATAGCTAACAAATAAAATATTATTTCGTAGATCTCTGGCTTTGGAGAAAAACGTGAGAGAGGTATTCCCGGCGCTCCCACTCACGAGACTAATCCTTAATAAAGGCAGGGACAAATAAAAAGCCGACACCTTGTTCTTGTGAAAGATAAAGGTATCGGCTTATATGACTTCATATGAATCCCCCTTTTGATAGATCTATTTAATTATAACCAATGTAATATTATCTCACAATAGAAAAATTTAATTTCTTTGGTATAGGAACTCCGAATAATATAACCCAATCGTCGATGTTCTTATGCAAAATACTGATACCCACATCTTTACCGATGATCAAACGCATAAGGATCAAAAACGTACCTGATTATGGTGCTGAGAAGCAGTCTCTAAAGGAGGCATATCATTACGAGTACCTGGCTTTGCCTATTCGGAGTGAAGTCTAAACAATCACGGCCAACAGACGAATGCTCTGCGCCTTAATGACCTTTAATATCAATAATTTGCCTATCGTTCAATTCCCTATCTACTAGGGCCATTACTATTTTGTCCAATGTGGACGAGGTCTAGGATTTCATCCAGTTAATTAATCTGTCATCCAATATTACAGTTCCTTGGAGATTGTTTCGATATGCAGAGACTGTCTGGGGATTTGCACTGAGCAAACGGAGCCTGATTGCAGTTTCAGCTCAACTGTCCCAAAAAATCCCATTGGATCGTCTGCTGGCAATTCAAATTGCTGTATATTCTCTCCGGTCTCGTTTTCACGGATGACCAGGATCTTTGTCGTAATCTTGCTCATAGCCAGCTCCTTCAAGCTACTCTGCGAAAACTTGAGCCACCCACAACACTCTGGATCATGGCATGAAATTGCTCCTCGACCGTTTTCTGGTATTTTTCTGTTACCGTCCTGGTGATTTCTGCTTTTCTGGTGGGTGATAGATATGAAGTTTCTTCCGGATGCTCAAACACATACTTCTTTCTCGGCTGCATCCTGGGACTTTTCTTACCCCAATCCGCTACCGGCCTGATCTCCCTGGTGATAAAACACATGTCATTAGGATGAGGGTAGAGAGGAACGCTGCTGGGAGGATAGACGCCAGGTCCCAGGCCGTAGACATCCTGGCTGGCCAGCTGGTCGCAGACGTCGTACTGCCCATGAGCAGGCGAAAGGTTCCACTTCATACCATGCACCACTTTTGAAGTCATCGCCGCCATGACGTCCGCCTCATGATAGGCATTGCCGATCTCCGTCCGGGCCAGTCGAAGGGCATTGTAGTGAATCGTCCCACGCCCCCTAACCGCTCGGTTGATCCCGGATGTCCAGCGCAGATTTTCCGGAATGTCCCCAGGCCGCCTGATGCCCAGGATATCTCGCTGCAACTCTTTGGCCATCTCAACCGCACTTTGCCCCCTGGCAATACCAGAAAGCACAATGCCGTCGACCCGCTTCCAGATATGCTTCTCAAGGTTCCATATCCGATCACTCAAAGTCAGCCCATCGGTCCCGACCCGTTTCCAGACATGATCCACTGCCGCCAGCGGCAAGGTCCGGAACTCGGGACTAACCAGTTCTGCATCGAATCCATGGCTGGTCAGGAGCATGGTCTCGGCCAGTTCGGACACTTCGGCGGCATTGAGCGTAACCAGGTTCATGCCGTCCTTCAGGGCATCAGCAAAGCCGTTTTTCAGGCCTTCGGCGATCTCCCTGAGCTGGTCCTGTTTCAGCTTCCAGAACTGCCGCTGCGCGGTCAGACGCGGATCCACGTCGATTCCGGCCAGAATGCGGACCACATCTTCACAGGCCTTCTCGAAAGCCTGTTGCAGCTTGCGCAGCGTTTCTCTGGTGACCTGGGTATGGTTCTGCCGGGTTTTCAAGATCATCCGCTGGTATTCGCTGATTTCCATCTCTCACTCCTCGGGAGGCATAAAGCCCGGATCCTCGAATTTCGCGCTGAAGCGCTCATCCCACTCCGCCAGGCGCTCGAGGTCGGATTCAATTTCCTCGTTTACGCCGGCTGGATCCAGGTCAAAGATGCTGGCGTAGATCGATAGCGGCAAGGCCCGGCGGTCCACCCCGTCCTTGGCGATCTGGGCCAGGGTCTGCTTGTCCTCGACCGACTTGCGCGTCCACTCAAAACTGATCTGATAATCGGCCGGCAAGACGTTCTGCAGGAGCAGGATCAACGCGGCCAGCCTGGCCATGCCACTGTCAAACATCTCGCAGACCGAAGACAGGAATCCGGAGATGTAGCGGTGCTCCTGGCGGTCCAGCACTGCCCGATTGACCGCATCCCTGCCATATCCGCCCAGCAGGGAGACTGGCCGCCGGCCGCTGGCGAAGAGCCGCCTCTGGGCGTGTTCCACGTCCTCGATGTTGAATATGGAGACGTTTGAAGTGTCGAGGACGTTGGCCCGGCCGGTCGTGTAGATGTCGGATTCCACTTCCATCGGGCCGTGCTTCTTGCGGTCCTCCTCGTCCAGGGCGCGGATCCGGAGCAGGTCCTCGATGCTGGCCTCCGGGAACTCGCGGCTAATGCGGGCGTAGGCCCGGGTGCGCCGGGCGATGTAGAGGTCCTGTTCGGTTTTTGAGAGCCGCTTCCAGTTGCCCCGGGCGCTGGAGAATAGCCCCATGCCGTAGGCCGCCTCATCAGGCCGGTTCCAGTCAAAGCGGACCACCTCCCAGGGCAGGAATATCGCCACCGGCTGCTGGGAGGCGTATTCGAACTGGACGTAATAGCCCCGGTACTGGCCCTCGGCAAGCTCTATGGTGATAAAGCCGTCCTTCGGCCCCTTGATATGGCGCAGTTCCACGACCTCGCTGTGGGCAAAGTCCACCACAATCCGGTAAAAGCGGCTGCCTTCCAAAAGGGCAAACTTGATGATATCCGAACTGCGCTGGTAGATCTTGAGCGTTTTGAACCGGGCCACCAGTGCAGCCTGCAGCTCCTTGGTCTTTTCATTTTGTGCGCCGTCTGCAGCTTTGACCAGGATGTTGAAGGGCAGGCCGTTACGGTTGATCTGGGTCGCGTCGTCGGCGATGCTGTCAATGGTGGAGCGGACCCGGTCGTCAGCGCGGTACATCTCCCAGGCGTCCAGCACTTCGCCGAAGTATCCTCCCCGGACCATCGGCGGCTCCAGGCCAACCATGCGGTAAAAGGCGGGAAACTGATCGAACTCCCGGGGCGCGGTAGTCTGTTCCGGCTTGACCGGCTCCTCCCCTTTCCGGATCCGGGCGGCGATCTTGTCCCGGCTGCCTGAAGCGGTCTTGCCGATCAGCCCATTGAGGAAATCCATAAAAGCCGACATTTCTTGCTCCTTCTCTTATGCATCTGCTCTTTCCCGGTAGCTGCTGACCGAGGCTGCGGCTTTGTCCGGCCGCATCCAGTAGCGCAGCGCCTGGGTGGTCGCGTCCACCTGGTCGTCATTGTTGCCGTTGGGGAAGACGGCGAATTCTTCCACGTAATCTGACACCCATTCGGCGATGATCGGGTCCGGGATGTAGACGTTGCCCGCCTCGATCTGGGGCGAGACCGCCGAAAGCCGCTCGGTCTTACTACCATGGGGCGGCCAGGGGATGATCCCGGCGATGGTGTGCCCAAGAGTGGAGATGATCGCCGGGCCGTTGGCGGAATCTTCGATAAGCGTCGCGGTCGCCTGATTCCACTTGGCGCGAAAGGCCTGCACGGTTTTCAGGGTTGTCGGAAAATCCATCTTGCCGCGCACCTGGTCCAGCAAGTACTTGTCCGCCTCCACCCTGCCCCAGGCCTGGCCCACCACATAGTCGGGATTACCCGACTTGGCTTGCTGCTCGTCCTTGAAGGTCATATCCCAGCTCAGGATCACATCGTCGAAATGCGCCGGGAGGACAATATAGTAACGCCACCAGGACCGCTTGACCAGGGCGCCTTCCTGCGGCGAGGGCCGCTGCTGATAGAGGGCATTCCAGACCTGGCTGCCCACCGTTCTTTTCGTATTCTCCACCCAGGCCCGGTCAAAGCCGAATTCAGGCCACAGGGGTTCTCCCGTTTCCCTTCCCAGGAGATCCTCTTCCTCAGCCTCCGCCGGCAATTTGACCACATGCCATCTTTCCGGCTCCTGCTCCAGAATCCTGCCGGCCAGGTCATCCTCATGCCAGCGGGTCTGGATGAGGATGATCGAAGCGTTGGGCTGCAGCCGCGTCAGCAGGGTGTTTCGGTACTCGTTCCAAAGCATCTCCCGGTAAGTGGGGCTGTTGGCCTCCTGACGGTTTTTCAAAGGATCGTCGATAAGCAGGCAATCAGCTCCGGCGCCTGTAATTGGCCCCCCGATTCCGGCGCTGATCATGCCGCCGTCATGGCCTTCAATCGACCAGTTGGTCACGCTCGAGTTATCGCCAGCCACCTCGATGTTAAAGAGCCCGGGCCCAAAATCCTCCACCTTCCGCCTGTTAGCCCTGCCAAAGCGTCTGGCCAGCGACTCGCCGTAACTGACCTCAATCACCCGACGATCAGGATTCTTGCCGATAAACCAGCTCGGAAAGCTCTCGGTCACGGTCATCGACTTACTGTGCCTTGGCGGCAGAAAGAACATGACTCGCTGCAGCGCCCCGGCTTCGATCTGCTCGCAGACCCTGGCAATCAGTTTGGTGTGCCGCGAAGGCCGGTATTTCAGGTAATAGGCGAACTGCAGATACGCCATATAATTAATCCGCGCCAGGCCGACCAGGCTCATCAGCAGCTCTTCGTTCGCTGATCTCGGCGATAAGATCGACGAGCCGCTCCTGGGTCTCAGGGCTGGCTCTGAGAGCGCTCTCGATGAAGGATATGTTGGCAAACCTCTCTCCATAGTCCTTGGTGCCGGTCGGGTCGGTCAGGGCAAATTTGCTCGGGCGATAGCATCCAGAAATCTTGGCCATCTCCTGCAGGGCGTCTATGGCCACAGCCCACGCTTCCTTCTTGACGGCCTCGCGATAAGTGCTCTCCAGCCTCAGCCAGATGATCCCGAAGATCCGGTCGGCGTCCTGCTGCGCGCGATTTTGAAGTATCTTGAAGCATCCCGCGATATAGGTATAAATCTGCCGGTCGGTCACCTGCCAGTTGGTATTCTTCTTGACAATCTGTAGCAAATCGTATTTGTCGGACCAGCCCATCTCAATCAGCGTCATGACGTACTTTCGGCGCCGGTCCATCTCCAGCCTGTCCGATTTCTTTCCCATTCAGAGCCTCTTTAACCATGTCCACCATTTTAGCCAGCTGGGAGGAGACCGATTTGATCTTGAACTCTTCGCCGATCTTCACCAGCGTTTCAACAAAACTGTTGTATCCGGATATGTGGGCTGCATACTCGGCCTCAAAGTCGCCGGTCAGGGCCTGGAAAACGCGCTCAAGGTCGGCCACTTCCGAGGGCAGAAAAAGCAGGGTGATCTGCTTAAGCTCAAAGTCGAGGTTCAGGGCGTCGCCGGAAAAGACCGGATACTCGACGCCAAAATCCCGGTCGTCGTAGCCGGTGGCGATCTTGCCATCCACATCGATGATGCTCTCATAGATCTCCCGGGCGATCTGGGGATCGTCATAGCCGTGCAGCCGGTTGTGGGCCAGCTGCTTGCTCTTGACCTGGTCTTCCGGCAGAGTCTCCTCGCAGACCAGGCAATAGACGTACTCGCGGCTAGCCGACCTGGCCGCCCGGATGCGGTGGTGCCCGCTGATGACCTCGAACAGGACCCGCTCACCTTTCTTGATCAGGTGCCCGAAGGGAAGCGATTCAAGCCTCTTGTCGTTCTTGATGTTCTCGATCAGGCGGAGGAAAAACTTGGGCTCCATGACGTTGGCGTTCTTATCCCGCTCGATGATCTCGTCCAGCGGCACCTTGTAGACCGCGGTCTTGTCGTATCCGTCCAGCTCAGCTATCTTTTCCATGCTTCTTTGTCCTCATGGCTTTCAGCCATTCCAGGTATGCCGCCTTTAGCCCATCCTTCTTCAGCTTGGCTTCGTAGGTGAGCTTCCAGGTCGGGATGTTGTTGATCTTCTCCTTGGCGACCAGGTCCAGTACGCCGACGCTGGTCTTGAGCTTCGGGAAGCGGGTCAGGCAGACGGTCTTGATCTTTTTGGGCCGGAGCATACAGGCGTTCTTGTACTGCCGGGTGACCAGCTTGGCGAACTCCTGGCGCGTGATGCAGCGCATGATCAGGTTGTTAAAGTGGTAACGCGAATTGTGCACGCTCATGGCGTAAACTTCAAAGATATAGTCGGCCCGGTCCTTCACCAGATGGGAAAGGTTCAGGCCGCAGATGCCGATCAGCCGGCGGTTCAGGTAAAAGGCTACGGTCTTTTCGGCGGCCACGCCCTCAAAGGCCCCCATCTTGTGGACGAACAGGTCCCGGAGATAGAGGGCGATCTGGGGCTTGATGACCGCGATGGTCACCTCGGAATTCTCATCTACGCCATCGGTATCGGCCTCTGTGAAAATGGCGTTCCTGAACTTCTCGTACTGCAGGTAGCTTTTATCCAGGAACCGGCTCTTCCGGAAACGGTGATTATAGCCCAGGTAATTGATCCGGTCGATGTTGCGCGACTCGGCGAAGATCAGGTGCCTGGCTGGCACGTCAAACTTGTTGCGGTAGAGCACGAAGACGATGTGCGCCCTGGCGCGATTGATCTGCTCGATCAGGGCCGGATAGTCCTTGTTATATTCCATCTGCCTGAAATCGGAGCGGTAGCGGATAAAGCCTTCGGTGCTGAAAACCTTGCGCTCGTAGGCTCCGAATACCGGCGGGTTCAGGTAGATGAAGGTCTCGGGATCGTCCTGGAATTCCTCCAGCTCCGCGAACATACAGCGATGGCGGTACTGGATCCCTCCCAGCAGCTTTCTGTACTCCTCCAGGTGGGCGCGGACGTGCGCCCGCTGGCCGGTAAAGTTGGAGCGGATCTCATTATAAAAGCGCCGGTAGTGCCAATGGCCCTTGCTCAAAAGTTGGATCGCCTTGATCAATAGCAGGACTTCGGCCGGGTCTTTCTGATTGATCTCAAAGCCGATGTCGGCGATGATCTCGAACTCCGGCGGATCCTCGCCCATGATAAAGTTGCCGATGGTGTCCGAGTAGAGTGAGACGTCCGAGGCGATGATCCGGCCGCCGCAGGCTTTCTGCCCTGCCATGACCATTTGAAAGTCGCCGCAGCCGGGAAATACCAGCTGCCTGAATTTCTTGCCCTCCAGCCAGCCCATCAGGAACTTTTTCCGGGCCGATGTCGAGCTGCCGTAAAATATCTTCTCAAGGTTCATATCCTGCCGCCGGCATAAAAAAAGGTCTTGGATTCAGCCCATTTTGCAGCATCTTCGACCAGACTCGTTTAGCGCCATTTTTCAGAATAATGTTTATAATAAGTTAGGGCAACGGTTAACCAATGGGTGATCCCGCCGCCTCTTGCTGCTTAGCGTGTCTTAAAACGCCTCCTTTTCGGCCTTGATGATTGATAACGATTGGTTTAGATTCCACTACACTTGAAAACTGGTCGCGTGGCGAGGCAGCGGGCCCCGATTTCCTGGCTGAGTGCCAGGCGTCCTACCTTAGACGACCACGCAATAGAACCGGCGCCAGCGGCAAAACTTCGCCCACCTTTTGCAGCAGGGTGGGCAAGGTTCTGACGCCGACCAAAACAAAAACGCCGAGCCGCTCAGTTCATAGAGACTGTTCGCAGACTTTCCATAAGCTCCTTGCGTCCAAGCCAGCCGGCAAAGTCGGTCTGCAGCCAGACCAGGATCGCCGTGATGATGTCCGGGCTCAGGTGGCAGGTCGCGTTAAAAGTCGGTTCCTGCCCGGCTTCGATCCGGGCGAGCAAGGCTGATCCCTGCTCCTCCATGTACTGCTTCGGGCCGCTGATGCTGCCGTTTTCATAGGTGAAGCGGCCCACGGTCTTTTTGTCGGGAATTGCACTGTTCACTTGAATCTTCTCCCAGTTAAGGATACCGGTCTCAGTTTTCCTGCCCTTCAATTATTTCTCTGATCCCGTACTTGTCACGCGGATCAACCTTGGGATTCAGCCGCGCATAGCAGCCGCAAGGGTGCTGCCAGACCTTGCGCTCCGAGTTCCAGTTAAAGCCCAGACGGGAAAGCTCGTTTCTGGTCTGCGCCTCGGGTTTGCCGGGAAACTGCACCCAGACCCAGCGGCCGACCACGAACGCGTGCTTCCGGGCTTCTTCCGGCATCAATGCGATCACCTCATCGGTGCTCAGCTCCTTGTTGGCCGAACGCGCTTTCAATTCCTGCATATTCATTGTAAACCTCCTGCCCATTATTACCCAGGTTAAAATAACGTGAGCTGCTCCGGCCTTTCCGCGGGCTTGCCATCTTCGGCTTCATCGCCGGTCCATTCCTCCACCTCGACTCCCGCTTCCTCGCGCAGCCATTCGGCCACCACCTGGCGGTGACAGAATTTTCCCGGCCCCTCGTAGCAGAGCAGGATCCTGCCTTCGGATTTGGCCGCGATGGCCCGCGGATTCAACTTTGAGAGCACCTCATCCCGATAGCGCCTGCGGAAAAGCTCCGGATTGTTCAGTCCGAACAGGTGCTTCGGGGGCGCCAGCTCCATGAAGCGCGGCCCGCGGAAGCCCTTGGGGATGGAGCGTGTGATGGCGACTGCGTCCGGGTGATGCATCGCCTTGCGAAAATAACTGGTGTAGATCATCGCATCCTCCGCTGCTGAATGGTGCCACCGCGCCGCTCGCAGATGTCCCCGACCTCAAACTCGGCAGCCGCCGCCAGCAGCTGGTCCAGCTCAGCATCGGGCAGGCGGGTGATAAATTGCAGCGCTTCCTTGCCGATCGGCAGCTCGACCACCTTGAAAGTGGTCGTGGCCTTTTGGCTCAAAAGCCCGGCCATCGACCGGCGGCACCCGCACTGGCCGTCCACGCGCTCCCGATCGCACTCGAAGGGGAAGCGGACCAGCTCGTCTTCCTCGGCCCAGCAAAAATCGTTGTCCCGCTGGCCCTGGGTCAATTTTGTGGATACGAACAGTTTCATGATTTCTCCTCCCTGCCCTTATTTCTCGCTGACCACAGCATCCCAAACCTCCCTGGCCGGCTTGGGCTGCCAGAAGAGGTCCCGTTCCAGTGGAAAGCTGAAGCAGCCGACCGGAATCCGGCAATTTTCAAGCTCCGATTTCTGGACCGACCCTTCCTCGACCTCGAACAGATCCACGATTGCCCAAAGGTAGTCCGGATCTTTCGGGTCCTGATTGACGATGTACCAGGTCCCCTGCCCGTAGGGATTGAAAATCTTGCAGTGGACCAGCTGGTCAGGATCGTCGCCCCTGTAAAATTGGGCTTGGAGCTTTTTCTCGATTTCTTTGGTGAATAGTTTCATCTCACACCTCTCGCAGTTTAATTAAGGATGAATTTGACAAACCAGTGACTGCTCCGGCTGATTGGGGCACCGCCTCTGAATGGAGCGTCGAATTCCCCGTAATCAAGGATGGTCGCGTTGGGGAAAGCCTTCTTGACGCCTTCAGAGTACTTTTCGGCGGATCCGCCGAAACGATAGAAAAAGCCGCGCCGCGCCGTCCAAACCTCACCTCTTCTGGTGATCTGATCGAAATGAACCCCGCCTTGATTGTAGAGGATGGCATTCATTTCCTCGACGGTCATTTTTTTGGTTTTCATTGTGGGCCTCCAAAGCCATATGGTTTATTGTGGGTCGATTTCCCAGGAACCGATATTTTTACCGCTGCTGTTCAGAATGATGTTGCCGTTTCCAGGGTAGCGGCCGTCGAACTGGATTTCGTTGGCGAGATCCCGCAGTTTGGCGGCGATTTTATCCGCATTTATTTCGCCGTATTTGTTCGGGGTTTGCTCGATTTTTAGGGTAATGTGAAGTTTCATTTTAGGCCTCATTATTTTATGTGGTTCTTAATTATAATATTAATCTACAGTTAACAGCTGTTAAATGCAAGTAAATTACACCTAATATACTGTATTATTTACACATGCAGTCTTTTTGTGATACTTCGCACAATTTCAAGGCCCAATTCATATAATATCAATAGTTTGATAATGCCATTCCTTTCCCTTGCGCGTCACCAGCACAAACTCGGCCCAGGGGTAGAGCCGGGCTGCGACCTTAATCTTGACCATGGCGTCGTCCTCCCTGAAGCCCTTGACCTCGTAAAAGATAAGGTGGTCGGCGACAACCAGGAAATCGCAGGTGTAGAAGCAGTTCTTCGCCAGCCGCAGTTTGACCGCCTCGAACTGATAGTCCTGGATTTCACCGGCTTTCTTGCGCAACTCCAGATCCGCGGCGAAGTCCTGTTCCATACGGTTCATGGTCCCGGGCTCGTGCCGGCGGATGGCCGGAAATCGGCGGAATCCGTGAACGCTAGACATAGCCCTTCTCCGCGCATTTGCCGCATTCGCATTCAGGCAGCCGGCGCCTTTCCACCGCCCCCAGGATC